GAACGAAGTAGGCACTGCATTCGACCTAGCTAAAGAGGGAGTGATATCTAAAGAGGAGGCACTTGCTACCTACAATGAAAAGCTAGGTGATACATTTGGTGCAGCCACTACACTACAGGAGGCAGAGGCTTTATATGTGGCTAAGACACAGGCATACATTGAGGCTACTATGGCAAGGGCAAGAGCTGAGGTGTTTGCTAAGAAAGCAGCCGAGGCAGATGCTGCAGCAATCATTGCCAAGACTAAGGACCAGACTACAGCCATAGATAAGACTAGAGATAACATTAAAAAGAACAAAACTTTAATCAATGCCATTCCTATCTTTGGTGCAGTCATAACTGCTACCAATGATTTAGTGTCAGGTAGTGAGGAGACACTTGCACAAAAACAAAAGAAACGTGTTAAAGAAAAAGAAAAGAGTCTCAAGAAAGAGGCTGATATGTATAATGAAGAGGCAAAAAAATCCCTTGAAATTGCTATAAAGAAAGAAAAGGATAACGAGATAACTAACAAGTCTGAACAAAAAAAGACAGCTACTCATAAAAGCAATAGCGAGTCTAGAATAAAAGAGGCAGAGAGAGAGGCAAAGAGATTGTATGATATAGCTGTTAAGGCTAATGAGGAACGGATAAAAAGAGAGGACGCACAGTTTGACCTCATGAATAAGCTAACCCTATCCCAGCAAGAGCAAGAAAAGATGGCACTCATGCAGGACTATGATAAAAAGTTTGAACTTGCTAATGGGAATGCTGAGCTTGAAAAGCTACTCACTGAACAGCAAAAGAAAGACCTTGCAGATATCAATAAGAAATATGCAGATGAGGCTGAAAAGAAAAGAGTAGAAGAGGCAGAAAAAATAAAAGCGGAGGAGGAGAAAAAAGCAGCAGCTAGAAAGCAAGCCCAGGATCTAATCTTTAACCTCAATGCTACCCAACAGGAGAAAGATATCAGAGCACTGGAGGAGAAGTATGCAGAGGAGCAAAAGATACTAGGTGATAACGCAGCTGCACAGCTACAACTCACTAAGAAATTTGAAGAGGATAAGAAAGAGGTTGAGAAAAAATATGCTCTTGAGAAAATTGAGAACGCTAGAAAAGAAAGAGATGCTAAGATACAACTAGCTGCAGATATATCTAATGGTATTAGTACTGTAGGTCAAGCGTTCATCAAGGACCAAAAGAAACTAGAGAAGTTTAATAAGGCTAATGCATTGATACAGATTGGTATTGATACAGCCAAGGCTATCTCATCCCTAGTTGCTGCATCTCAATCTAACCCTTTGAATGGTGTTACCTTTGGTGCTGCAGGTATTGCTCAGTTCGCTTCAGGTATTATTCAAATTGCTACCAATGTTGCCAAGGCTAAGCAGATACTAACCTCTAATGGTAGCGGTAGTGTGTCAGGTGGTGGTGGAGGCACAAGCTCAGAGGCTTCAGGTGGTGGTGCTAATGTAGCACAGCAAGTACCTCAAGCGGCACAGCTATTTGGATCAGCTAACACAGGCAATGTGATAAGTGCAGGAGGTGGTAGTGCAGCAAGTACCAACATGACTGTCACAGCTGTAGTATCTGAGACACAAATCACCAACGTACAGAATAAGATAACCAAGATTAATAAAAACGCTGAACTATAATGAACTCACTACAAGCAATCATAAATCACATTGAGCTGTTCTACACTAACCACCTCCAGGTTAAAAAGGTAGGCAGTGATTTCAAGGAACAGCTATTTAACTTCGCTACTAAGGATGAGAAATATCCTATTGTGTTTGTGGTACCGGTAAGCGTAACACCTACAGAGAACACCTCGGAGTTTAACTTTGACATCTACTGCTTTGACATCATCCAAAAGGATAGAGCTAACATCATAACAATCCTAAGTGATACACAGCAGATACTCAATGACCTTTATGTTTACTACATGGATGGTACTGACTATAGCTTTGATGTGATTGGTATACCTAGCTTCCAACCTTTGAACAATGATCTACTTGACTACGCTGCAGGCTATGTCATGAACATAACTTTAACGGTTAATGATTGGACTGATTGTGCAGTTCCTTTGTCAGGTAACTAAACATTTTTAAGGCTTAGAATAATATAGGTATGAGTACACCTGATTGGTGGGGTAATTGGAGACCAAGCCTACCTGCACACACTGGAGATTTACAACCTACTGACTTAATAGAATGCACCTCTATTGTGAGTGGTGTTCCTGTTAACACAGCAATCACAGGGCAGCAGATAATAGATGCAGCTCAAGGGGGTGGTGGTAGTACTTCATGGGGTAACATTGGTGGTACCTTATCTAATCAAACAGACCTACAGACTGCATTGAATGATAAGCAGGCTACACTTGTTAGTGGTACTAACATCAAGACTGTTAATGGTAACTCATTGGTGGGTAGTGGTAATTTGACTATAAGTTCTAACCCTAGAACATTAGCGAGTTTAATAGGTTCAAATTTAATTGGCACAGCAAATCAAATAAGTACATCATATAAAATAGCAGGTGGTACATTGGTTGCTAACAATTCGATTTTTATTAATGATCTACTGACAAAAACTGCAGGCTCAACAACTTCAACAGGTAGAATTTACATAAACACGTCTAATAGTTTAACGGGTGCTACACTAATAGCTACAGTAGGTGCCATGACATCCACTACTTACATTCAAAGAGTATTTAGAACATACTATTTTAACGGCACACATCTTTTGGTTTATAACCCAACAAGTCAATTAAGCACAGATGTAACGGCTGGCACAATTACACTTGTACCATTTAACCCTGCAAATGATTATTATTTAATTTTTGCCGTTCAAAATTCAAATACAACACCTGATAACTTAGGGCATACAAGAGTAATTATACAGCTATATGATTAATACATTTACATATAACGAAATAGAATATACAATAACAGGCCCCATTGAGCAGGTCAGTGATACTCAGCTGCATGTTGAAACTGATAAGGGTGTCATTCTAATTGATGATACAATGGATATATATAAAGAATTAATCAATGGCTAGATACGCAAACACAGGGGAGTTCAATGTGCTATATCCTACACGTAGGAAAATGGCTAACATCTTAAAGAGAATAGTTGACAGTAAACTAGGTGAGTATAGTGAGGGTACGTTGGTAGATAGTATCCGTATCAATGCCAAGGTAACAGGCTTCCAAAAGTTGGAGATACAAATAGTGGCCATGTATTACTTTATATTCCTAAACAATGGTGCGTATTTAGTGAATGGTGGAGTGATCACCCCTCGTGACTTCGTGGCACAATTTACTGAGGAGCTAAACGCTGCAGGTATCACTGCAGAAATCTATAGACAGTACACTGAATGGTTAACTAAAAAGTACCCATTAGTACAGGCTGTTGAGGTACTTGAGAAACAGCAAAAAATTGTGTACACATTTGAAGCGGTTGACCCTCCTGCAGGGTTCACTCCAGGGTTCCCTCTAGATGTCTAACTCTTTTTTCATAGACAAGATATTAAACACATAGATGAGTGGTAGGGCTCCAACCTTATCACTCTTGGTTATATCGCCTTTGGTTAGATTGTAGATGGTTTGTTCCCATGACCACTTTGTTTGTGCTTGTTCTTTCTCAATTTCTTTTATCTCTTCAGGGTCCATCTCTTGACGTTCCTCATCGGATAGCTCTTCATCAAGTTCACCACTAAATAAGTTTTCATAGTTCTTAAGAAAGTTATCCCTATACTTAATGAACTCCTGCAGGATACCATACACATCAGTGATTGGTAGGTCAAGGAATTTCTCAGCTCTGATGGTGCAGTCAAAGTCATAGGGCTCCATGACTTGCTCACCCCATTCATTCACTCTAGTTTGCCGGTAGCAGATAGCACAAATGTTAGCTAGGTTATTAATGTAGTCATTGATAAAATAATAGTCAAGGTCAATGTACTCATACAGGGTAAGCTTGCTGAATGGTTTGAACTTCATCCCTAACAGCTCATGCTTATATTTTTTGGATGGTTCGGAGGCACACCAACTGTTCTCTTTTATTAGTTCAGTTAGTTCATCCACATCAAGGTCCTCAATAACCTCAATAGGTTCATTGGATAAAATAGAAAGAGCCTCACTATTGTAGTAGTAGGCTCCCTGGTCTTTTGCTATTCCATTAAATTCAATGAACTGCTCAAGCGTTACTTGGCTCCACTGCTTGGGTAGGTTGATCATGTTTAACTTGTTGGCTAATTTTCTCAGCAATAAAAATAAGATAAGGCACAGCTACATCTGCAGTTAACTTTCTAATCAGTTTAGCTTTGTGTTTGATGTGTGCCTCTGCATAGTGTTCTGCAGGTGTAAGGTCCTCACGCTTAAACATGATCGCTAACATCTCAGAGATATATCCTTTCTCTTTATGTAGTGCTACTTTCTCAATCATCTTAGTATCACGTACGGTCAACTTCATTTGTGCTCTGTAGGTGTAGCCCTCAAGCTCTAGCTCTTCAACTGTTGGGTGTTCTTTCTGCTCAAGCTTATTAAAGTCCTTGACTACATTAACAAAATCAGCAACATCATAATCCCAAAACTCAGACTCAGGTATCCCAAGGTAAGCGAACACTTTAAGGTGTTTATCAATGGGGTCCAGGTTAGGGTCATTGTTGATTTCGGTAATAGTTTCAAACTGCTCAATGGTTATCTCATCAAGTTGGTTGGGAATATCCCTGTTAAGTACATTTATCATCTTGTAATTTTTGAACAAATATACGTTTTTTTTAATATAGGTAGATGGCAAAAGACAATATCCCTACCTATCAGATTACCATTGACCCAGCATACGCTGAAAATGGTGAGGACCTTGGCATTGAGCAGATAGCTTTTACAGCTACTCCTGCAATCAAAGTTAAGGGTATGGCATTCAGTGCTCAAGCTAAGCCTTTATTCTTTTCGGATGAACTCAAGTACCGTATCACTGCACCTGCTTTGATACCTATGGAGATATACCGATTTGATGAGGACAGCAAAGAGGAGTACAATGTCAAGTTTAGCAAGGAAGAGATTGAGAAAATTCATGGCAAGTTCATGCAGCAGATGGTCAACCGAGACCTATTTAACCTGGAGCATGACCAATCTAAGACCGTTCCTGCCTATGTACTTGAGGCATGGATAGTAGATAACCCAAAAGAGGACAAAGCTTACTCATCATTTGGTATTGAAGTACCGGAGGGTACACTAATGGTAACAGCTCAGGTAACTGACAAGGAGTACTATGCTGAGCTTGTTAGTCAAGAGCAGATAGGTTTCAGTATTGAGGGGTATCTTGGCATGAAATTGAAAGAGCAAAAACAATCCCAAAATAATACACAAATGAATGAGTTAATGTTGCCGGATGGCGAGCACATCATCAACGAAAAAATCTACGTTGTAAAAGACGGTAAAGTAGTTGAAGTAAAAGATGTTGAAAAAGTAGAGGCTTCTGAGGAAGTAGCTCTAGAGGAAACTGTTATCGAAGAGGAAGTAACAGCGGAAGTTCCTGCAGAGGAGCAAACAATGGCAGTAGACCCTGTAGCTGATGCAGAGGCTATCCTTGCTATAGTTAAGCCTGCAATGGATGAGCAAATGAATGCTCTACTTGCTATGATTGCTGACCTTAAGAACCAACTTGAGGAGGCTCTATCTGTAGAAGTAGAGGAAGAGGTGATGAGTGAGGGTGTGACTTTAAGTGCACATCAAAGATTTTCTAGTGTAAACAAATTCATAAACAACAAATAAAATGCGTAAACTTAAATTCGATCTACAAGTAGATCCTACAGCTTTATTAGCTGCTAACCCAGAGGCATTCTATTCTAAGGCTTATTTGTCTGAGGATACTGCTGATAACTACCGAGCTTTGCCAGGTGTTAAGTACAAAACTAAATTAGCTAGTGTTACTTTTGGTAACATCTTACAAGCATCTTCTTGTGCATTTACTGCACCAAATGATGACCTAGATGCTAAAGAAATTGACGTATGTGCACTTTCTGCAATGGCTCAAATTTGTCAGTTTGACTTAGAGCAATCTTTCTTAGCTCTTCAAATGTCAAAAGGTTCAAACGGAGATTTCTCTGTTGCATCTTTCATGTCATTCTATTGGGGTGAGATGGCTAACAAAATTAACGGAGATATCGAGCTTATCCGTTGGCAAGGTGATACAACTTCATTAAATCCTACACTTGCTTTGTGTGATGGTTATGAGAAGTTGTTAGCTGCTGACCCTGCAGTTATCAATGGTGGTTCAGGTTCAATCGCTAACTTTACTGCATTAGAGGCTGCTTTGTCTACTGCATTTGCTGCTTTACCTGCAACTATTGCTACTCGTACAGCTGATTTACGTTTGTACATGCCTACTCAGTTAGTGAACATCTACCGATTAGGAGTAGCTTCAGGCAACACTCAAGCTTACATCACTCAAGATTTGTCTTTGACTTTCTTAGGTGTTAAGATTGTAGTATGTCCAGGTATGTCTAACAACACATTCGTGTGGACTTTGAAAGATAACCTTATCTACGCATTCGATGCTGAGGGAGACAGCTCTGACTTACGTGCTGTTAACTTAGCTGATACTGTAGCTGAGCCTTACATCCGTACACGTGCTAACATGAAAGTAGGTTTCAACTTTGTTAACCCTGCTGAAATTGTTTTCTACTCATAATAATTAACCATGAGCCCTCTACCAAGGGGGCTCTTTAATACTTTAACACATGGCTTGTCAAGCATTAGAAGCAATCTTAAAATCATGCGACAACAATAGTGGAGGTATCTATGGTATTTGGATTAACCAACAAGATGAGATAGCATCTATTACTCCAACCGACCCATCAGCGGGTTCAGGATGGGAGATAACAGCTATCGCTCTTCAGGCTACTCCAGTACTATTTGAAAACTTCTACGTTCGCAGAAACACATCTAACTTTACAGAGGACAGTACTATTGACCTAGTTAATGGTAGCTCATTTGTAACTCAGACAATTAACTTAATGTTCCACCGAAGAGATAAAGATAAGTCAAGAGCTATCAAAATCCTAGGAGCAGGACAGCAATACTTAGTAGCTATTGTATTAGATGCTAATGGTAAGTATTGGTACTTCCCTTACTTGCAGGTATCTGCTACAGGTGAGGGTTCAGGTACAGCTAGAGCTGATGGTTCTAAGTATTCAGTTACTTTGGTAGCTGAGAATGAGTACCTAGCTTATGAAGTAGACATGAATGCTGCTGCATTAGCTGCAATCGGAGTTCAATAAGCAATTCTACCTCTCTATATTAGAGCCCTGCTGTAATGGTAGGGCTTTTTTTATGAACATTTGACAAACCTAATTTAATATAGGTGTGATATACTTAGATCAAGGTGTTATTAATCAATTCGTATTAACTCTTAGCGAGGTAACTACGGTTAGTACACCACACTATTTGTTTGTATTCACTAATGAAATGAATACCACTAGCACACCACAGCTCTTTACATCTGCTGATACAAGTGCATGGCCTGAAAGATACAATCTGTTTACTCTTGATGAGCCTACAGATATCTCACTCTTGAAAGGGCAGTACACGTACCAGGTATATGAGAGCTCAACCCCATTCGTTCTGCCTCTTTCAATAGCACAGACTACAGGTGTAGTCATTGAAGAGGGTAGGCTTGTGGTCAGTGGTCCTGCAGGTACATCAATATATGACTAACTATGGCTTGGTACGAAAGACTATTTAACATTAAACCAAAAGGCCCCGAAATGGTAGAGGGCTATCAATCATTTAGCACCCCATTCCTACCGGTAGGGAGAGGTAACTTGACACTGCCCTATGTCAATGGTAGATATGTGCAGGAGTCATGGGTAAGATTTGGTGAGGGTAACCTTTACCCTGAGATGCTCAATCAAATGTACTACAGCTCACCTTTACATGGTGCCATTGTTGATTTCAAGACCAACGCTGTAATTGGTGGAGGGTTTAACCTTACCACTGACAAGCTTACACCACAGGAGAAACTAGATATGTTTGCCTTTGAAAAGAAAGCAAACCTTAAGCATACTGTTAAGGCAGTTACTAAGCAGCTAATCATCCACAATAGAGTATATTTCAAGCTATATTTTGGTGAGAAAAAGAAATTAGTTAAGATTGAGAATGTATCACCTGAGAAAGTAAGGGTATCACCATGCAGAAAGTACTACTATTTATCGGATGATTGGAGTACCAGGATAGATACTGAAAGAATTAAGCCTTATCATATTACCTGTACGGATGAAGTACAGCTGTATTGCTATGAAGTTAAGTCAGTAGGTCAAGATTATTACCCACTACCTACCTATACAAGTGCATTAAACTTTGCTTTTTTAAGTGGTGAGCTATCTTACTTCGCAAAAAGCAACATTCAAAATAGTGTGTTCCCTAGCTTTGCTATGATGTTCCCTAAGAGACCACAGTCGGAGGAGGAAAAACACATGATCAAGGAAACTATTGACAGGCTTAAGGGTGCAGCCAATGCCGGTAAGGCTGTTGCATTCTTTGCTAACTCAGCTGAGCAGTTACCTAAGATTGAAAGCCTACCAACTAATGCCAATGACAAGCTATTCCATGAGGCATCTGCATTGAACACTGAGCAGATTTGTTTCAGCCATACCATTGACCCTATCCTAATGGGTATCCGTACCACAGGTAGCTTAGGTAATGGTAGTGATATCAAGCAAGCCTATGTGATATTTGAGAAAAACGTGGTAATGGAACTACGTCAACAAGTAGTTACTATCTTTCAGGAGATACTAACCATTGCTCGCATCCCTGCTGAGTTCACCATCAATAACTTTCAAATCATTAATGAGACCATCGTGGAACTTGAGGGTGATAGCTCTAAGACTAATGATGCATTGAACACATTAAGTCCATTAGTAGCTACCAAAGTACTTGAGACCATGACCATCAATGAGATTAGAGCACTTGCTTCGTTACCTCCTGTAGAGGGTGGAGATGTTACACAAGCAGCTGCAACTGCAGCAGCACAAACACCTGCAATCTGATGTTATATTTTATCACTGAAACCTACCTTAAGACTAACACACCTATCACAGCCAATGTGGATGTGACTGATGTTACCCCATACATAGCTACTCAGAGTGCATTGAGAATTCAGCCTATCCTTGGAACTACATTCTACAACCATTTATTGAGTGCGTATAATGCTCAAACACTTACACCTGATGAGATTGACCTAGTAGAGTTCATTCAACCGGTTATCGCATGGAGAAGTGCAGAGGATGCTGTATTTGGGTTAACGTATCAGTTAAAAAATAAAGGACTTCAAACACAAAACGGTGATTATTCAGCTAGCGTATCCAGGAATGAAGTAGCATTTGGGATGGAACACTATGCACAGAAAGCTAGTTTCTTTGAGCAACGTCTAATTAGATGGCTATTAGCTAACAAAAACTTGTTCCCTATATTCATATCCACTACCAACATGGATACTGACCTTAGACCAATGTTCAACCATTGCTCATGTATCACACCCTATCAGCTAACATGCACAGGTATGTGTGGTAACTTCCTTGAGAATGGATACAATAACAGCATCCTAATCTTATAATGAAG